GTGCATCAACGGCGGGGCCGATCCGCTGGACCTTGCGACCGTTCACCAAATCTTCATGGCTCAGGCGGGCGTGAATGTTTCCGAAGATGATAGCTATGAGTTTATCATTAGCGGGTCGGAGGACATGATCGAGTTTCAGCTTGCTTTTGTTTCGGCTGTTTTGCCGTCGATTGATCTTGGAAAAAAGACCAAGCCCCGCTCGACGACGGGTCGGGGCAAGGCGAAGACAAAGACATAGACTTCAACGGCCTATATCTAGCGGCGAGGTCTTGGGGTATATCGCCATCAGAGGTTTGGCAGATGACGTTTGCGGAAATACTTTGCGAGGCGCTTTCAAAGCAAAGCGAACCGCAGCGAACACGCAAAGGCCACTTGTCACAAGCCGAGGTTGATCGACTGAGCAAGCTATTGGAGCCTGACGATGGCACTTCCACCGATTAAAGCAGTCATTACCGCCGACACGGTGGGGCTTGAAAAGGGGCTTGGAAGGGCGAGGGCCGGACTTATCGGCCTTGGCAAGGTGGCCGCGACTGCGGGCGTAGCGGTGGCCGGTGCGTTGACCGCGATGACGGTCGCAGGGCTAAACGCCGTCGATGCTCAGACCAAGCTGGCACGGTCGGTGGACGCCAGCGCCAACGCATTGCGGGCGGTTCAGATTGCAGCCGGATATGCTGGCGTTTCCGTTGGCGAGGCCAACACGGCCATGCAGCAGCTTAACCGCGAACTTGAGCGGGCCAAGGAGGAAGGAACCCCGGCGCAAGAGGCGCTTGCCAAACTCGGCATGACCGCCCAGGACTTGCAGGGGCTTGATGCTGACGAACGCATGGCCGCGCTTGCCGACCGCATCAAGGAAATGGGCCTATCCTCGGGGCAGGCATCCGACCTGTTGCGTGATCTTGGCGTTCGGTCGCGCAACATGGCGCTGTTGCTCATTCAGGGTGGCGACGCGATCCGATCCGCGCGCGAAGAGGTCACGGCGTTTGGGCTGGAACTGACCAAGGCGCAGACAGACAGCATTGAAAGCGCAAATGACGCGGTTGCCCGCATGGGGCTTGTCTTCGAGGGCTTGCGGAACAAGCTGGCCGTTGAGGTCGCGCCGACGCTGCAAACAATGGCGGACCGGTTCAACACGCTGGCACAATCCGAGGCAGTGCAGACAGCCATTCAGCGACTTGTCGAGGCGTTTGGCAACCTCGCCGACACGATCCTAACCGAAGACTTCATGCAGGCGGCCATTGACGGGCTATCCGGCATTGCCAACATCGCCGCCGGAACCGCTGAGGCGATGGTTGCCCTTTCGCAGAACGTGGAGATTGTTGTCATTGCGTTGGGTGGCATTGCCACGGCTGCACTTTTGATGGGAGGGCCGCTGACAGCCGCAGCCGCTGCAATCGCGCTTGTTCTGGGCGGCATGGCGCTTTGGAAGCGATACAGCGGTGACATGGCAACCGGTAGCGATACGGCTAAATCGGCGCAGCAGCGGCTAAACGAGGCTCTTGAGCAAACGCCAGAAGCAGCCAAGGCAGCCGGGACTGACATTATCAAGCTGGCAAACGACAATAAAAAGTTTGCAGAGAGCGCGCTTGATGCTGCGGAGGCATCACTTGCACAACAAGAAGCGATGCTTTCCACCGAAGCGGCCCGCCTCGCACAGGTCAATCAAAACGTCCAAGAAGGTGAATATCCGGTCTTGGGGACCGCAAACATGCTTGGCGCTGGCGTTATTGAGGCAAGGCAAAGGCTAAATGCAGCGCGTGCTGCTGTTGAGCAAGCGCGGCAATCCCAAGGCCAAGTTTTGGATCGAATCATTGGCTCAAGTTACGGTGGCGCAGAGTTACCCACCACGCTCCTGCGCTCAGACGGCACTCGCACGCCGGGTGCGGGCGACGATAAGGGTGACGTAACAATTAAGCCATTGGCGTTGGAGCCAACCGCAGGCGTAAGTAGCGCCGAACAGCTACGCGAGCAGCTAGAACAGCGCCTTGAGGTTCTGACCGAAGGGCTCATGACCGAGCGCGAGGTTGTTGCACAATGGTACGAGGAAGGTCAGACAGTCCTAGAGGACGCGCTTGCGAACGGGCTATTGACCGAAGAAGAGTACCGCGAACAGCGCGAACGCCTTGAGGAAGAGCATCAGAAGCGCATGAACGCGATCAAGCAGGCGGGCGCGGCGGCTGACCTTGCGACAGTTGCAGGCGCGGGCGAGCAAATCCTTGCCGCTATCGGGCAGAACAACAAGAAGGCGCTGAAGATTGCCAAGGTTTTCGGGGCAGCGGAGGCGCTAATTAGCACCTATGTTGGCGCATCTGAGGCGTTAAAGCTACCGTTCCCGCAGAACTTTGCGGCGGCGGCGGCGATCATCGCCAAGGGCATCGGGTTTGTGAACTCCATCAAGAGCGTGAGCGATAGCGGCGGATCGGGCGGAGGCGGCGGCGCAACCGGCGCATCATCCGCAGCATCCGCACCCGCCATGCCAACTCAAACCGTGAGCATCAACCTACAGGGCGACACATTCAGCCGTGGCAGCGTTGAGGGCTTGCTGGAGCAGATACAGTCACAGCTAGATCGTGGCGGAAGGCTGGTGTTCTCATGAGCGTTGTCATTCAATCCGGCTTCACGGGCAATGCCGAGCCGATAGATCAGCCGCGCATTTGCTTTGACACGCACAGCGCAACGCCTACAGTCAGCAGCACAGCATCCGGCGCTGATGTAGCATGGCTTGTTGACGGCGAGACATGGAGCGTTTGGGAGGGCGGCGGCACGTCTCAAACGGTAACTTTGACATTCTCAAGCGCGGCCACAAGCTACGCGGCGATTGCAGCGCACAATCTGGGCAGCACAGGCGCGACAGTATCCTGCGCAGCTGGCGGCGTGACGGTCGGCAGTATCAGCCCTGACGATGATGGGGTAATCGTGTTTTTGTTTGGCTCAACCACCGTGACGACGGTTGCCTTTACAATCTCCGGCGGATCGGCAGCGCCGCAGATCGCCGTAGCGCAGGCGGGCGAGGTTCTGGAAATGCCGCAGTTGTCGGTGTTCACAGGATTGCCAATCAGCGAGAGCAAGCAAGTCAGATACCGTCACCAGCAGAGCATCACGGGCGACGTTCTGGGCCGCGCTGTTGAGGGCGCAGACCTGCGCTTTGACCTGACCGTGCAAAACCTGCCTGAGACGTTCCGGGCGGCGGCTGGCGATATCACATGGAAGGGCTTTATCAACCACGTTGATAACACTGGGCCGTTCTTTATTGCCGCCAAGCCGGAAAGCTATCCCGACGATGTGGCCTACGCACGCGCAACCGAGCGACCACGGTTCAACCGCGAGCGGGCCAACCTGACCAATTCCGGCGCGGTCACGTTCCAGTGCATGGGGTATGCAGCGCCATGACGAAGATCGTTGAGCGGATCAAGGTGGACATGCAGCGCTGGGATGACTTCATGGCCCAAGCAAGGCCGATGCTGGACGCCATGCCCCAAGAAAAGCGCGAGGCGTTTGCAGAGTTTTGGTGGAACCTTGAGGACGCCGGATGCGAGGCGGCAGAAACGGTATTCCACAACGGGACGGTTTATTGCACGCCGTCTGACGACTTTCGCCGCGCCCTTGCTGAGTTCGGAGTGACGGTAGAATGAGCAAGACGGTTCAAGTCCTAGAATTGCGTCAAAAGCGGTGCGATCTGCGATTTGGCGTCGGAACTTGCACGGCCACAGGCACGCCGAAGTGCTTTCAGACGTACAACACTTGCGGCGCTAAAGACGTGTTCAATCTGGATGGCGAGATCAGGTGGTACTTCCACCGCCACGGCGATCCGGCACCGCTCACGGCGGGACTGCCAACGGCCAATGAGGTTCGCGGGCCAAGCATTCCGATCCTGCGCACGGTTCGGACTGAACCAACGCGCATCAATCTTGGAGCCGTGCGTGAGGGCGAAAGCCCGTTTGGCTTGCGTGGCACGATCAGCGTCACGCTAGATGACTTTGAGTTCCGTAACCAGTTTGGCGACTTCTACGCCAGCGAACGCACGGTGCAGGGCAGCATCGGGCGGCTGCTGTTGGCATGGTTGGGCGAGGCCGTCCCGCAGTTGGAGATATACCTATACACGGGCGAGGAAGGGCAGGCGTTGGCAGCCATGACCGTGCGGCGCTATGACGTGACGAACATCAGCCCGCCGAGCGGCGATACTTGGACAATTTCGGGCATGGACCCGCTTGCAAAGGCAGAGCGCAAGAAGGCGCAGTTTCCTCCGGCCACTGACCTGCGATTGCAATCTGACATAGATGCCACAACGACGACGATCAGCGTGGGCGGACTTGAGACTGACGTTTCAACGGCGATGGGCAATGACGGGCTGTTTTATGGGCGCTTGGGGTCCGAGATCATCCGATACACGGGATACAGCGGCAGCGCGGGGGTCTGGTCACTCACCGGCGTTGTTCGAGGCGCTCTGGGTACAACAGCGGACGAACACAGCGTTGATGACGGTTTGCAGCGCGTGGGCCATTACGACGACATCCTGTATTGGCAGATGGTCAACGATCTCCTGACCAACCACACGACGATCCCGGCCAGCCTCATTCCCTACGCAACCGACTGGACAAGCGAAGGCAATAGCTGGCTTTCCACACTGGCGGGGACCGGCACATTCACCGAGCCGCGCGCCGTGTCCGAGGTCTGCGCCGAAGCGATGCGGGATGGCATGTTTTCGATTTGGTGGGATGATCGGGCGCAAGAAATCAAGATGCTGGCATTGCGGCAACCATCGCAGCCGCCTGAAACTCTAACCGAGCGCAACGCGATTGTGACCAGCGCACTCAAGCGGACGCCAGATGACCGTCGCACCCGCGTCACGATCTACTACGACCGCCGCGACCCTACCGAAAGCCTGACCGAGACGCGCAACTATCGCCAGCAGCGTATCAGGATCGACGCCGAGGCCGAGGGCGCGAACTTTGCAGACGGCACAGTGCGAAACCTGATCTGGTATTCGCCACTCCTGCGCACGGACCTCAACGCGATCTTGGTGCAGGCGTCGTTCTTGCAACGCTACCGCACGACGCCGGAATACATCGAACTGACCGTGGCTTACAAAGACGCCGACCTGAATGTGGGCGATGTGGTTTACGTCACCAGCTATGACGTGCTCGACACGCTGGGCAATCCGACCACGCAGCCTTGGCAGATCATTGAATGGGAAGAGACCGATCCCGGCTTTTCCTATCGCGTTCTGGCGCAGTCGTTTGTACTGTATGAGCGGCCCGGCTTTATCATGGAAAACAGCGCGCCGGACTTTGCAACCGCGACTGATGCGCAGAAACTAAATGCGTGTTATATTACCGAGAACACGGGCCTGATGCCTGACGGCACGACAGGCTACGTTATCCAATGAGGGACTAGATGGCGAGTTGGACAAACCAAAGCACAAGCAGCCTGCTACCGGGTGAGCCGTGGACAAGCGCCAAGGCGCTGGCGGCGTTTGAAAACCCGGAGGCGATTGCTGAAGGGGCAAGCGGAGCGCCCAAGGTTCGAACTGCTGCGTTACAACCTCCAACGTCAGGCAGTACGCCTATCCGCAGGCTGAAGGACTTTGGAACTGGTAGTTTTGACAGCACGAGTAGCCCTGCATCCGCCTTCATTGAAGAGGGCAGCATTGGCGTATTAGTTGGAGGAACAATTCGCGTTGTCTCGACAATCGTCGTAAGTGGCTCTCCATCATACACAGTAAGCTATCGTAAAAACGGCACGGCCTTTGCAACATACAACGCAAGCGGGGTTCGCTTTTCTGACGTTGCGGTGGCATTTGGAGACCGTATTGATATTACCATAAGCGCGTCATACGGCGGCGGCGGTTCAGTTTCCGTGACTTGTACTGACGTTAAAATAGAAAGCGGCACAGCCGACTTTGCGGTGGCATGATGTTTACAGACCTCAAACAGATTAACGCGCTTGGATGGATACAGGCCACATATCTAGACACGCCAGAAGGATCGGCGTGCCTTGAGCCGGGCGATCCGCTGCACGACCGCGCACTAGCTGGCGAGTTTGGACCTGTTGCGCCGTTTGTTGCGCCTGACCCGGCGGAGATTGCCGCGCAGGAAGCAAGGCAACAACGCGACCGCCTTCTGGCCGCATCCGACTGGACGCAGGTTGCAGACGCACCTGTGGATGCAGCGGCATGGGCCACCTATCGCCAAGCATTGCGGGACGTGCCGCAGCAGGCTGGTTTTCCTGAGAATATCACATGGCCGGAGATGCCTACATGACAGAAAACACGCTTCCTGCTATAACGTCGCCAGAGCCTGAGCAATCGAGCATCTGGGACCGCATCGACAGTGTGCCTGCATTGCGGGCAGAGATACGTCGCCTTGAGGGCGAAGTGAGACGCGCACGGCGCAGGGAGGTTGTCCCAAGCCTGACAACATCGACTGTAATTACCGAAGATTAACCCTCCAAATGAATGAGGCATACAAATGGCACAAAACTACACCGCAACCCTGACAGCAGGGGCATGGACGCAGCTGACCAACGCGGATGTGTCGTCAATCACGTTCCAGAATAAGAGCGGCTATCATATCTTTGTGGCGGGCACGACAGGCGCAACGGCTCCGACGGACTTTGACGACGCGATCCGGTACAATCCCGGCCAGGGTGAGCGAAATGCTTTGCTGTCTGATCTGTTTCCCGGCATTGCGGCTGTTCGGGTTTATGCGTTTTGCCAACAGGCCGCGTCGGTATTTGTCAGTCATGCGTAGTATTGTTTCACCGCTTTCGGGCTTTGCATCGCCGTTTGGACCGCAGCGCGGGTTTAATCCGTTGCGCATCTTCGCCAACGACGAACCCGGCGTATGGTTTGAGGCCAACGACGCGAACACCCTATTCACCGATGTTGCAGGTACTACGCCAGTAACCACCCCCGGTGATGCTGTTGCGTTGCAGTTGGATAAATCTCAGGGGCTTACCTTGGGACCGGAGACAGTTGATTTTGCTGCGCTTGGGGATCAAGGTACTGGTTGGGTAAAAGAAGATGGTATTATCAAAAAAATATCTGATGATACAACTCCTTACGATTTTGGGGCTACTGTTGGGGCTGGGAAGTATTACGAGATAACTTTCACAAA